GCTGTAATAGCAGAAGCATTAGTATTTGCAGAACCTCTGGCCAAACTTGCTTGAACTGAGGCTGCATTGGCAGTACCATGAGCACCGCCTGCTTCTAATGAGGCAGTATTTGCTTTATCGAATGCGGCCGATGAAGTTACCTCAGCATTATTGGCGGTGAGATTAGCAGTATTAGCCCATGAACCAACCAGATTTGCTTGTGTTCCAGCAGAATCGGATTGGGTACAGGCTGTGTTTGCTTTATCGAATGCAGCACCAGATAGAACTTCGGCATATGCGTTTGAACTCGCACCTACACCAACAGTGTAGTTGTTACCTGATGTACCGATTTGAATCGCATAAGAATTTCCAGAAGTGCCTACTGATACCGCATATGAATTGGCACTAATCGATATTGCATTAGCATGGTCATATGCTGAACCAGCAGTCAGATTTGCGCCGTTGGCATGATCGAAAGCGGCTGCGCCTAGAGCAAGACTTGTTACGTTTGATGTAAAGGCCAAAAGATTGGCTGCATTGGCTTTATCAAAGGCAGCGCCGGATAGAACTTCCGAATATGCATTAGCACTAGCACCAACCGAAACTGTATATGCATTACCTGATGATCCAACACTATCCGAATATGAATTGGCACTAATGGCAACCGCATTGACTTTATCATATGCGGATCCAACTGTAATTAGATTGTTATTGGCAGTGAGATTGGCAGTATTGGCACGATCATATGCAGCATTGGCACGATCTGATGCAGCATTGGCACGATCTGATGCAGTATTGGCACGATCTGAGGCTGTGTTTGAATAATCAAAAATAGAGTTGGCTTGTCCAAATGCGGCAACTGCAATGACTGTGGCTGCCGAGTCCGGACTTAAACCAATAGTTCTTACTGTAGTTTGGGATGCCGAACTTGTGCCACCAGAGACGCCGGATACGACATGAGTAGAACTGTTTCCACCCGTTACAGATGATACACGGATTGCCATGTTACACCTTTGTTATTTGTGGTAAAACCGTTATGATACCTTCAAGTATGCGAGTCACTTCGGAAGAGGGGCTGGTTGTCTTGACATCAAATAGATATCGGTTTGGTGTAATATTGGCTGTATTGGCCGCAGTCATTGATAAAACTAAAACACCATTTGAGGGATCTGTGAATGTGCAGGTAAGATTGGCTGTGACATTTGCAGAATAGTATGACCGGCGCATAGATGATACGGCTGTATATCCAGCAACATTTATAACGCTATTGGTAGTATCATCATCAAGTGTGATTGTGGTGCTAAAAGTGGCCCCTTGATCCATATAAAATTCTGCATATGCTGCCATTTATTATCCTTTTACCAATCCCTTTAGCAACTCTTTGATTTCGGATAGACTTGATTCCATGCTGTTCAATCGATCCTCATATTGGTTCAACTTGGCTTCTTTTGCTTTTCGAAGTTTGTATTTCTCAAGAGCCGTGTTATCTTTATTTATGAGAATACCTTCACCCGCTTTCCAAATACCAGGAACTTCTGTTTTATGTTCCATAATCTATCCTATTTTTGGAGTGCGATACATCTTAGATCAGCCACTCTTGGCACGACCGCGCTATTATCTGAGTCGGCCAAACCGATCTTGACTGCAAATGTCTTAAACCCGTCATATACAGATCCATCGGTATTTGTGTATTGGACAGAACCGTTGATACCAGTCAGATTCGCATCCGGTATCTTAAATGACATTTCACGGAAATCGCTAAGATCGGATGCTGATGAATAGATTGATGAATCGACAGCCTCCAGAAGTATCCATGGTAGATCATTGAATATTGTACCGTCTTCATTATTCAGTAGGCGCAGCCAGACATATACTTCCGTATTTGGTGGTCGATATGCTGTCAAAATGACCAACATATCTTCTGCATCTTGACCTTCTGCTAGTGTTACCGGCATTGAAATATACTTGTTTATCAAAGCACCATCTGATTTTAGAAGTTCATTAGTCGTGTTTGAGTTGATAATATTGTCCACGATGATCGAATGGGTACGACTGATATCAAGAACTGGTGACTGATAGTCACTATCCGACTTCATAGTAATCCGTGTTTGATTTGATCTTTCACCAGAAAGATTGGCCACTTCATTACTTCGTGAGAGGACCGCTTGTTCTGTGCTGAAATAATAGTTGTCATTCTCATTGATGGTAAACCATGGACCCTGCACACTCGCATTTGATGTTGATCGCATTTCAAATCCAATAGTCGTCTTGTTGAAGTTGAGATATGAAGGCTCAAAGTCAACTACCGAATATCTATGGTTTAGAATGACATCCACATTTGCTGTAGTTCCCGAAATCGATCCAGTAATCACATCGCCTGTAGTAAAGTTACCATTTGATGAAAGAACCTCAACAATGGAGTTTGATCCATTCGTGATATATTTGTTGAGTATACCACCTGCTCGTGTTCGGACTGAAACAGTACCTTCCGTGCCATTGGCCGTGTTGGCCAAAATTTCGTTGTACTGGAATCCGTATGAATTGATTGAGTAATCACTTCCATTGATGGCTGTAATGATACCTGTCGCATTTGAGGTATTTCCCTGAACTGCATCACCCACATAGAATGTGCCTGATATACCAGAAAGTGTAAGAACATCTCGGCCGATCAGACCTTCACCATATGAGTTTAGGCGACTTGATTCGGCAGAGACTTGCAATCTTTCAACTGGCTTGTTACCGAGAGTGACAGTACCAGAGGATCCGGTCGTGAACGATGCCCGATAGAAAGTGCAAAGAAGATCGACATCAGGGACGATATCCCAGTTTAGATTGTTGTTGGTTGTGTAGAGTGTTCCAGTCAGAGGTCGTGAAGTAACAACCGCACCTGTGTTCACATCTTCTTCACCAAGGCGTGATATCCAGATATATGTATCAGGATTCAATCCGATCGTGTGGATAACGAATGCATATTGAACATCACTATACAAAAACACAGGACTAGGAAACACAAAGTTGTGTGGTGTAGATGCATCGGTAGATACTGTGAGATTAGCCGATTCTACCCACACTTCACTATACGGTACCTGATTTCGTGTAATACCACCTGTTGAGTTCATTTCTCGAATTTCTACCCATACACCCAAAGTAGGATGCTTGGCAGCAAAATACACATCAACCGATGTGAGGAATATTCCCTCTTCACCCTTTGGTGCTTTAGGTAGGAACGAATATGCTGTGCATGAAGGTCGAAGTTTCTGCACATATTGTTCGGTTTGCGTTGACGATTCCTCAACATCTTTTTCAATCTGAATAACCTGTCGAGTGGTTAGAATTGTATCTTGCTTATATTGAACAAGACCTTGAGCAACAAAGTATGTCGTTGCTGCGGATGATGCATCAAGATCGGAATCGACAGAATTATCTGTTAGTTTGACTTCCTTAGTTCCGACACGGAATCGCTTATCATCAGGCAATCTTAGAGCCGCATATATTTGTCCAGTTGCGTTTGCAGTTAGTAAATTACCTTCTGTGGCGGCTGCACCATCAACTGGCCAGTTTGCAAACTCTGTTGCTGTGAGAGGTGTCACATAAGAAGACATGTCCTCTTCATCAAAGAATGTGTAGAATGCTGTATTGGCCTTCAATCCTCTGGCATCAAGTTTGATTGTCTGTGGTCGAATATATGGTATCAGAGCCACATCGATGACTCGATCACCGATAGACTCAGATGATTCTGAAATACCCTGGAATGTTTCTACACCAGTTCTTGAGGATTCATAGACGGTTTCAACAATAGACTCAAACTTGGATCCTTTTAGTCCTAAAGTGTTTCTGTTGAATTCCCTATTTCTGGCTAACCAGTATGCATTATTGAATGCAAGGTCTTTTTGATTAGCGTCAAATGTGGCTAGAAGTTCACCGGTATCCTTTTTATATAGATTATAACCAACAACTTTTTTCTGCCAACTATTCCATTCTGTTGAGGTACCCTGAGGTATATTATTGCCATTTGGTCCGATAATGACTTCATTATCGGGTGCATATTCGGTGTCAACCCATATATCTTGGTCAGGTGTAAGGAATAGATTACCGATGAAGCGATAACTCGACACTTCGACGTTTCGTTGTGAAGTCACTTTAGGTTGATTGATAAGAGTGGTTTCAGTATAGGGTAGTGTTACCAGATCACCAGTTTTGGTTGTGCCTGATGCTGATAGATATTCATAGGGCACAGAATCCATGGTAAATATTGGTCGAATACTCTTTTCTCGAGGATCAACCACAATTTTATAATCGACGCTTTCTGTGTCACCCAACTTATGATCACGGAAAGTATCAACGAAAATACCATTCTTGAATCGTGTCAGTCCATTTTCATCCAGAATTTGCATATCAACGGCATTCTTTTCGAGTGCTGTCAGTGATGCATAATATTCTAGATTGACGATTCGATCCCTTAGAACACCAATATCGCGCATCGTAAAGCCCTTATTTGCGGCCTTTCTCACAATGACAGATAGATCCTTTCTGTTAAGAATCTGTGCATAGTTGGGCGCAAGTGATGGGAATGGTGTAATGTATAGTGTGGCAAGAGCCATCGCATTACCAGGAACAGGTGGTGTTTTTGGATTACTATCTGGTATACCCTGTACCACAGAAATATTACCCTCTTTATCAATCACGACAAGATCGCGCCTCGCCTTATAATAAGAGTAGTCAAATGTCAATTGACTTGAAGGTACAGGCATTCTAAGACCACCAGCTTCGGCTTTAAACTCTGCATTGGCAGAGGGATTACCTGTAGCACCACCAACTGTAGTTGAGTATAGGGCCGTGTTCTTTTTTACCGGTCTGAAATCGAGATAATCTCGGAGGTCATATTCCATCTTTGTGCGAGGTGATGTGAAGATGGGAAGATTTTCAGTCCGAATATCTGTTTCGCCGATTGGTGTAGTGACATCATCGATGGGATAAGAATCAACTGAGAAATATCCTACCTGACTTGTTGAGTATGATGGCTCAAATGCAGAGAACTCGACAAGGATGTGATCGGATGCAGTCAGACCTAGTGATGATTTCGGCGTGATTGAGGCAAAATCATAGAATGCATCCCTTTGACCATCATCGATATTGAAGAATGAAGTCTTGATAGTACCATTAGTATTTGTAGAGAATGAGGAACCTGAAACACGAATCTGATGAATCTTATAAAGATCGGCTACACCCAAACTGAATGGCCCATTTGCTCCTGTCGGATGTGTGCTACAATCGATAGTCACATAGCGGTTATTGCGAAGAAGTTTATCGGCCTCTTGTGCGCTTGACCGAGACACTTTATATGATACTGTACCCGAGATTGTGCCACTATATGTTTCCTGAAGATTGAATGAAATCGTATTGGCTGCGGCACTTGATGTTACCTCTCGGACAGTACCAGCATCGATACCCTTTGTATTTAGATCAATGATATCACCCGCTTTATATGCTTTATAACCAATCGCGCCCGATGGACTTGAAGCAAGGACAGGTGAAAGATTCATTGAGGTTTCACTAGCAATTACTGTAATAATATAGGTCGTGGAATCGCCTGCAACCTCAAACTTATCACCAACATTGAAGTTTGTGAAAGTTGTACCAGATCCGGTAATATTGGCTTGACCAGTAACACCCGAAACTGTACCTGCGGGTAGTGCAATATTAGCATCAGCATTCAGTGTAAGGATGATGTCCTGTTTCTGTGCTGTTGATAATGTGGTAGTACCATAAGGAGGAACTTCACCAGTTGGTGTGATCGTAAGAACTAACTGATTCGAGGCTGCAGTATCGCCGATCGTGACATCCTCTGTTCGTCGGAATGTGAATGACATATCAGGCGAACCTGTTGCATCGCGAACGGTTCGAATACCTGGTCGACCCAATGAATACAAAAGTGTATTGATACCCGAATCATAAAGAACGGCTTGGTTGTTGCTATTCAGAACCACATCGCCAATAAGATCGGCTGATGCATCATCATACCAAACGGCCTTCGTATTCGCAAAAGAGTTTGTACCATTCATCTTGACATCATAAAGATACATGCGAACATTACCGCTGACTGTGCCCAGAACACCAGAATCATATTCAATGGATGCAACGCGAGCCTGTCCAATAATATTGGCAGCTGCTGGTGCACCCGTAGAATATGTGGTATTTGTGACACGATTTTCGGCCGTATTCATCAACCATACTGCACCCGCAGCATCAAGTGGTATTGATCCAACAAACTCATTCACTTTGATATAGTTACCAATCGTCGCTGAGGCCAATTGACCATTGACATTGCTATATGTGGAACTCTTGGGTATTGTCTTATATGTCGTAACAAGTTTACCTACTTCATATCCCTTGACATATGCGGTACCTGGTTCAACACCCACAGATAAATTGGCTGTTGATCCGGTAGTCAAATAGCCATCATTTGTACCGCTATCATAGTTTTCACGGACGCGGACATTCAGACCATTCACATAGTAATCGCCTGATTCATCAGAGGTTCTCTTTGCAAGTTCGGACTGGAGAATGTTATATTGTGATCGTTCATATAGTTCCTCAATAACACCATCCCGAATCGTAAACAACTCGACAAAATCTGGTGCACCGGTCGTGTCGTCAATGTCCATGACTCGCAATGTTGGTGTGATAGAAAATCTATCCGCACCAGGTGCAGAGAAGTTTGATGCTTCGAGTGCTGGATCAAGAAGGGATGTGTCTTGTGTATATCGAACAATCGATTCCGTTAGATCAAATCCGACACGACATGTGGGTGTACCAGAATATCTGGATAGAATGATTGAAGAACTGGGAAAATGGATAAAATGTTCTTTAGCAAATAGAACACCCTCATTGATGATAAATCGTGAACCAAATCCTGTTGAGGATGCGCTTAGAACGACTGCATTGGATGTAGCAGCCACAAGAGGTTCACTATCTTGAAAGGTTGTAATAGCAGAGTTGGAAGAACCCGCAGACTGATATCGAACGAAAAGAGTCTTGGTATTAGCATCAGATTGTGCACCATCAGCAACCTCAATCACATAAGCCTTGACACCATTAGTTGCGCCCGTGATCTCTTGATTCAGAAGATCATCAACGTCCACATCATTATTGGCCGCATCCGTATCTTGAATCTTTACATAGGCCACATTTGCTTCAATACCAAACTGTCCGGGAAGAACAATACTACCTTCTTTGAATACATGTTTACCGAATCGATCAATCTGCTTTTGAAGCATGGTTTGGGATTGTGTAAGTTCTCGCGCTTGAACGGCATAACCTGGTCGATACAGAATTCGATAAAAATTCTTATCCACATCATAATCATCATAATATGGAGTATCATTGAAGTTTGTTGTTAATGTCGTATTGGCTACATTGGCCATATTTTTTTCTTCCTCTTAAAACTTGATCACAATTTTGAAGTTTTCAGTTTGATCAGCCGCTCTTGTAACCGGTGCCAGATTGTCTGCATAAATCACTTTACCTGATCCATATGCTAATCCAGGATTGGATGTGCTTGTAACGAATCTTGTCGTCAAGGTATTAGCACCTATAAGTGATCCTGTGGTTAGTGTTCCTGTAGTATTTATAACAGTTGCGATACCATTTCCAGAATCCCATGCATAAACTGTGCCTGTATATGTCGCAGATGATACTGAACCTCCTTGATATACCAATTCATCAACTTCATAATCACCCAATCCTGTTGTCGTAATAGTTTTGGCTTGGAGAATTGCTGAATTTGATGCCACAGTTGTTGTATCATATAGATAAGGATTTTGAATGAGTGCTATTTGCCTATAATCATTACCAACAGAAAAGATACCTTCCTCAGTTCCAATAATACGAGGAGACAAAATAATCGTACTACCACCAAGTTCATAAAGAGGATCAGATCCGTGTCCTCCATGAGGCGCAATACACGCATGAGCGATTGCTGTATTGCCATTAGATCCCTTACCACCAGATATGGCCACACTTGCTGTTGTATAGCCAGTTCCTGGAGATGTGACTGTAATTGATTCAACAATTCCTGTTTCTACATTTATATTGGCAGTAGCCGTTGTTGTGGAAGTTCCATCACCACTAACTGTTACCACAATATTATCAGCATTGATATAGCCATCTCCTTGGCTATCAAGGGTTATGGAATGAATAGCACCAGATATTGCAGAATTTTGTACGGCCCACTGTGTCGTACCATCATCGATTGTTAGAGTTTTCACGGAAACATAATCGGAAGTGGCAAATCTTAGTCTTTCACCACGAGGCACATTATACATGAATTTCCAAATATATCCGTCAGCCGTTTGAATGGTACTATCTGTTGTAATTGTGGTGGGTTCACTTGTCGAGTTGGCCGATGAATTGTTTGATATGCATTTATAGACATCAAAATTGCTGGTGACGCAATAGAACGGTAATGCAGTATTGAATATATCAGTATTTCTATCATCATATGCAATATATTTCGTATTGGCTGTCCATGTATGTTTGGGTATAACATGCGATATATCACTACCCAAAACCCTCTTTGCGCCTATCATGTATTGCCAAATTTCATTCACCATGGCCGCAGAAGTGTTTGCTGCAGGAGGACTGGAATCATTTGGCCATGCAACCGTTCGACCATATGTCAGATAGATTTGTGTATTAGGAGTAGGTTCCGAGACCTGTTCCTTGAATTGCTCCGCAGCATTTATTCTTATGTTGGTGAATATTGCATGACTCATGAAAAGTTAGTAATCCTCTTTTTTATATTTATGTTATATAAATTCCAACATTTACGGTTCCTGATGTAGAATTTGCATATGTAGCATCATTTTCGATAACATTGAACCAATTGGTTGCTGCATTGCTCGACACAATGAATATATTATTGGCCACATTCACATTTATGCCACCTGACGTAAATTCAAGATATACATTATCACCATTTGATAATCCGTGAGTCGTATAACTGATGTTGATGGTATTTCCCACTTTATCATAAGTCTTGGGCAACCATATGAGTGAATTTTCAGTTAGGTCTGTCACATCGGATGTTGATGGTGAATCATATGACTCAAAATCTGAAATATAGGTATATGCACCAAACAATTTTGTTCCCGCAGGATGTATTAAATCTTTTATGGCTTTACGATATTTATCAATCGGCTCATTGACTCGAATAACATAGGAATAATTCTGATAATAATCACGATCTTCTAGGAAGTTGAATGATGATATGAATCCATCATCATTCAGATAGCGACCAGGATATGTCTTTACTCCTGCAACAAAATTTGCCATGAGATTGGCCGTTCCATCACCATATCCGGTCATGTCAATATCTGGTGCAGATAGATAACCAGAACCCCCTGATGTTATAGTAACGGTTTGTATTACGCCGAGTGTGCTATTTGCTGTCACCATCTCTGCACCAGAACCTAATAGACAGACTACTGATATATTTGCTCCTGATGCACTCGAATTGGCTGGTATTACATTCGCTGTTGGTAGATAATTTGAATTATATCCAAAACCACCAACAAGATGTCCTGTCATTTCTGTGAATTGAACTGCGGTTATTGTATTTGAGTTGGCCACATCCACATTAGACACTTGCGCGATAGCACCAGTACCAAATCCACCCTCAACATTTATGAACTCAATAACATCTCCCACTTCATACCATGATCCACCATTATTAATATCTAGTCTTCCTAGAATGCCAAGTTCCTGTATTCGAGTATTAGCAATAATACCAATGGATGGTGTTGTCACATAACCAGATCCTGCACTCAAAACTCGTATTGTTCTTGCAGGACCAGTATTTGCATACGCAAAAGTGACAAGACTATTTGAAATCACATCATTGGCAGGATCTGATGTTGCGCCAATATTCGATAGATTTCCATA